TAAAACTTCGTAAAATTCTTATAAGTAAAAGATATTTTTGCGTTTATGGATAGAAAATGGTACAACATTAATGGACAAGCATCAGAAGGAATTGTTGATGTTTATATATTTGACGAGATAGGAGCTTATGGCTTAAACGCTCAGTCTTTTATAGAGGAAATCAAAGCGTACAAGAAAAAACCTATGAACATTCATATAAATTGTGTGGGTGGAGATGTTTTTGATGGTATGGCTATTTACAATATGATTAAAAAAAGAACTGCCGAAACAACTGTATATATTGAAGGTATAGCAGCAAGTATGGGTAGTGTTATTGCTTTGGCTGCGGACAATGTAGTTATGGCTGAGAACTCTTTGTTTATGATTCACAACGCTTGGGGTGGAGCAATGGGAGAGTCTAAAGAATTAAAAAAGACAGCAAATTTATTAGAAAAAATTAGTAACGAGATTGCTGATATTTACATAAAAAAGACAAGATTACCTTATGATAAGGTAAAAGAAATGATGGATGAGGAAACTTGGTTAAATGCTGATGAAGCACTAGAGCTAGGTTTTATTGATTCTATCTCGGATGCTATCAAGGTGGCAGCCAAATATGATGTTTCTAAGTTTAAAAACATAACAAACGAGGAAATTAATAACAAACTGAGTATAAATCTAAAAAGTAAAAAAATGACTGATGAGTTAAAAACTTGGTTCAATGGAAAAATTGAGGATATTATAGCTAGAGTAAAAAGCGATAATACTAATAGTGATTCTGTTGAAACTAAATCGGAAGTTGAAGTAACTATTGCAGATGAGGCTGACATTTTGAATAAATTTGTTGATTTTGAAGCAAAAGTAACTGAACTTAATGGGTCTATCGCTGAATTAGAAGGAGAAAAAACAACTCTAACTGAGGAGGTTGAAAGACTTAACGCTTTATTAAGTAAAGCAGATGCAAAGGGAACTGAAATCTCTACAGAAGGCGACCCTGCAGTAGTAGAAAACAAAGTAGAGGACAAAGATGCTGCATTTTGGAATGAGATGTTAGCGAAAATTAACATATAATAATAATTTAAAAAAATAAAAAAATGGCAAATGTAGCACTAGACGGAATGGGAGCAGGGTACCAAGGTACTTACGCTTCAAAGATTCTTTTAGAACCAATGTTTCACGCTGATAATATCAATGGTAATTATACTATATATCCATCTGTGAAATATAAGCAAAACATAGTAATGGCTCCATCTTTAAAGAGTATTACTGCAATCAATGATGGTTGTGGAGCAAACACTTGCGACCCTGCAGGTTTTACAGTTAAAAAGAAAACAATTACTGTAGAAAATGTTTCGGTAAAGCAAGAACAATGTTGGACAGAGTTTAAAGACCAAGTAATTGTAGAGTCTTACAAGAATGGTATTAATATGCCTGATATGTCAGGAACTCAATTAGCAGATGTTATCATCAACAGAGTAAGAAATGGTGTGATGAGTGATATGAGTAGAAATATATGGGCAGGAATGGCAGCAGGAGCAGGAATCCCTGCAAATGCAGATTGTACTTATACTTCTATGGGAGAAGGTCTTTGGGATAAATTAGCAGGAGTTGCAGGTTTCGCTGACGCAGGAAAGTTACAAAGAGTAACAGGCTCAGGAGCAGCAGCAGATTACAATACTGTTCAAGGAACTATCTCTATTACAGACGCAACAGCAGTATTAGAAAAAGCATTTTCATCTGCTCCTTCAGCACTTCAACAAGTTGAAGCAGGTAGAAAAAGAATGTTCGTTACTCCAAACATTTATAATGCTTGGTATTCTAACTTAACAGCAACTGCTATATCAGGTTCTGTTGATTATGGACATTCAGAAGCACAAACAGGAAAAGGTAGGTTATTCTTTAGAGGTATTGAGTTAGTTCCTATGTATGTATGGGATGATGCTTTAACAGCAAGAACAGGAGCAGATTTACCTGCTATCTTTACTGTGGTTGATTCAGCAGCAGCAGGTTTCCAAGCAGCTAATGGCGTTATCTATACAGCAATAGACAACTTATTCATTGGAACAGATGTTAATGCACCTGAAAATGAGTTAAAAATGTTCTATGATGATGTAACTGAAAAAATGTATGTTCGTTCTTACTTCACTATGGGCTTCCAATATGGTTGGGACTCTTTGATTTACGGAACTTGCCTTACATCATAATTAATTATTAACTTTAAAAATAGAATAAAATGGCAATAGATTCAGGATTATTAGTAGAATGTGGCGACTTAAATGCAGTAGGAGGGATTAGACAGATATTACTTACAGATTTAGATAATATCGCAACTGTAGCTCCAGGCACATTAAACGCTACTCATACTTTAACAGGCTTTACAGCGACTAACCCTTGGGCTAGATTTGAGTTCAAAAATGAAACTGCTGCTTTAACAATAACAGGAACAAAAGAAGGTGGTAGCACAGCTTACGAGTGTGCATTATCTTTCTATATCCCTGATATTGATGGAGCAAGATTTCACGAGCTTACAAATTTAGAAAGTGCTTGTCCTGTTGCATTAGTTGAGTTAAATTCAGGAAGTATGTTTGTTGTTGGTTGGTCTTATAAATATGAGAACAAATCAGCATCATCAACTCCTTGGACAAGAAATCAAACTTATGCAAACCTTACTTCAATAGAAGGGGGTTCAGGAGCAGCGTATGCAGATGACAATGGAGTAACTGTAACATTAACAGCTAGACAATTTGAATTACCTCTTGAATATACAGGGGCAATTACAGTTGTAGCAGGAGATGTAACAGCGACTACTTCGTAATTAGTTTTAAGATAAAGCAGGGGGTTATTAACACTCCCTGCTAATATCTTTTATATGTGTGATTGTGATAATAATAAAAATGTGGTAGATTTACCACATCTTAAAATATATACAAATATGGCAACTTATAAAGCAAAAAAACATTTAGAAGGAACTTCTACTACTTTTTATGGGGGAGACTATGTAAATTGGTCTTTAGCAACTCAAGAAAAATTGGCTTACCTATACGAGGAGAAAGGAATGACCGATTTAATTACGAAAACATCATCTAATGAAAAAAGCGACAATAAAGTCAGCAAAAAAAGTAGCGACAACAAGAAAGACTCAAAAGAAAAATAATACTTTTGAGTTTGGGGTATTTGATTTATCAGTTCCTCCTAGTATAAAAGAAACAAAAAACATCAAGAACCTTCCACACGAGTGGGTTCCTTTTGGAGATGATAATTTGTTTCCTCAATACTTAGCAGAACTTAAAAGAAAATCATCTACTCATAGAAGTGTTTTGGCTCAAAAAACCGTGTTTACAAGTGGGGCGAAGTTTGTTTGTGAGGATGAAAATTTAAGAAGGTTTATAGAGGATGTAAACGCTGACCACGAATCATTAAGAGATGTTTTTAAAAAATTAGCAGATGATTATTACACTTTTGGTAACGCTTATATGGAGTGCGTTATCTATGATGGAGGTGTAAATATTTATCATTTAGATGCAACAACAGTTAGAATGAGTAAATCTAAAAAAGAGGTTTATGTAAATTCTGATTGGTGTAAGTATTGGAATAACGACACTAAAATAAAAAGACTACCTATTTATCCTAGGGTAGCACACAATAAATTCGTAATGCATTTTAAAGATTACGAACCTACATTTAATTTTTATGGACTTCCTGATTATGTAGCAGCACTAGAGCATATATGTGTTGATTACGAGATAGGAAAGTGGAATCATCATAAATTCTTAAATGGTTTTCAACCTTCTGCTATTGTAGAAATCAATGGAGATATGGGGGAAAAAGAGGCTCAAAAAATGGTTAAAGAGGCTCAAAAGAAATTTGTAGGAGAGGGAAATAATGTTAAGATATTATTTATTGTAAAAAATGGAGACACATCTCCTGCTAATGTTCAGGTTATAAAAGACGACCAAGAAGGAAGTTGGATTGATTTACAAAAAATAACTGACCAAAATATAATAACTGCTAATAGATGGCAGCCATCACTTTCAGGTATTGTTAGTTCAGGTAAAATGAATAATACAGGAAGTGAGATTAGAATTGCTTATGACCTAGTAATGACAACGGTAATTAGAGATACTTCTGAATTGTTGTTAAATGGAATTAGAACAGTTCTTTATAATGAAATGGGCTACGACCCTAAAGATTTAAAAATACATTATGAGCCGCCTATCTCTTATGCTAATGATGTAGATATTAGAGAGGTTATGACTATAAACGAGCAAAGAGCATTAATAGATGAGGATTTGCCTATGCTAGAGGATGGAGATATGTTTGTTGCGGATAGAGAGATTATAGTTACTCAAAGAGATGATGATGGAGATGGAGAAATAGAGGAGGAAAAATCAGTAATATTAGAGCAGTAAAAAATGGCAAACACTAAACAATATACTACATTAGTAAACGCAGGAGAGGTAATTGATAAAACATTTACTAATAAAAATACTGACCCTGTTTTAGTGTCCGAAAACACTATTGTCTTAGCAGAACTTGCCCACATAAGACCCTTGCTA